AGGGGGGTGGGGGTGCCGAACTCAAAATTGGACTCTAAATTTGTGCAAATTAGTAATATATACGTTGATGGCTACGCGTTGCTGACGTCGGGGTCATAGGGGGGTAGTACCCCATAGGATATCACGTTTCGCCACGTTTAGTTAGGGAATTCCCTAACTTGTCAGGTTATCTATTGATTTGTTATCACGCGTCATGGTTTACTAGCTCTGCCTTCGGGGGAAACCCCACGGGCATTTCACTTTCGTCATAACAAGAGGATATATGACATGAGCAATTCAACAACTAACCCAGTGTTTGTTAACACTGAAATGAGCTCCGCCATTCAATCTGCATTGAAAGCGGGTGACCGCGCTAAACGCGCTATGGGTAAATTCGCTGACTTAATGGTGGCGCAATTTGGTGACGACGCAGTAGATCATTTGATCTCGTATAAAACGAAGGGATCGCTTGCTACTGAGGAGTCATGGGCGGCGCTGAATGCGGTTATCGATACTACCTTCCCAGACTCCGCGCAAAAACTGTTAACGCTTCCGGTTAAATCAATGTCAGACCCTGAGAAAGACAAGCGGGGTTACTGGCAGAGACAGCGCGGGTCTAAGCAAAAAGACCTACGCAACGCGGTAAAGACCCGCTTAGGTGAAGGTAAGCCAAAAGAGCCCAAGGCACCACGGGCACCAGAGACCCGCATCCGCGATGCCGCGCAAGACATCATCAAGGTCTGCGAGAACCTCGAGGGCGATGCTACTTTCCGCCCTGCTGAGGTCAAGGCACTAGCTAATCAGATCCTCCGATCTATCTAACCTACCGCGCCCTTCGGGGCGCTTTTCTTTGGAGACATTAAGATGTTTAGACTAACTCTTATCAACGGCATGATACTTGGATTCAACGTCATCGCCGTCGGCGCTTTATCAATTCTTATTTCCTTTCAACCGCTACTGGGGTGCTAACATGAGATTCCACAAATTCGACAAACGACGCCGCTCAGTAAGACGTCAAGAACTAAAAAGGCAGGAAGCTATCAAGTATTACAAACGGCTTGGATATGATGACCATGAGGCCAGAGCCAAAGCCGAGCTTCACATCACCTATGAACGCTAACAACTCAACCCGCTTCGGCGGGTTTTTTTGTGCCTGCCGTTTGAGACCAGTTAATTGTGTCGCGCCGAGCCCCATCGTGTCGCGGCCTGCGATGCCAGTTAATGATGTCGCGCCGAGCCTCACGTGTTATCACGTGTGCACGATGTGGCCTGCTCCCGGATTAAGAGTTAGGGAATTCCCTAACTTGTCAGGATGCCAGTTAAAGGAGTCGCGCCGAGCCTCAGCATAATGTTCGGAAATGATTTTGTATTGTTCGGCTAATGTTCGTAATGTTCGGCTAATGTTCGCTTTTTTTAGAGCATGTGCGAACATTTGGTTTTGGTGGCAAACCATGTCAGCGAGAGCGCAAAGTTGCCGATTCTTGCCTATCGAGAAATACCATATCTTATCTAATCTTAATAATTATTATAATGTTCGTTTTCTATAAAATTACACGCTTCTGTAAAAGTACAATCGTTTTATTTGTTCGTTTTCTGAGCGATCGGGAGACCCCTCTCAGGGTAGCTCTTATCTCCGTAAAAACGCGAACATTAGAACATTACTTATAAATCAAAAACTTACCCCATTTCAAAAACGAACATTACAAGAACAATACACTTCTCGACAGAACATTACACTTCTCGACACGTTTTGGTATAACTTGACACCATACGCTATTTATGAGATACTATACAGGCTGGGAGTTCGGGCGGGAGATCCTCTTCGTGTAACACGTTTACACGCCTTTCGTTACCGGCTCCCAGCACCCACTACTAAAACATTTATGGAGAACGACAATGCAACACTACGACACACAATCTAACGTGTTAGGGAATTCCCTAACTTCTGCTAACGCAACAGCACCAGCTATCAGTACGCCGTCAATCGCTACGTCTGCCATGCTGGTGGTGATATCAATCAGTACGTGGACAGGGCGCAAGCTCGACAAACGTGCATCGACTGACGTTACCCGTTCTAACGGTGCCGATTCCGGTATAGCCAACGTGCACAAGAAACTGCTCGGTAACTGTGACGAGTTAACAGCCGTTCAGAAGTTCGGCGCTAACGCACGTAATATCCACTACTCGATGACCATGCCGTGGTCAGATGTGGGCTTGCGTCTACTACCTACCGCTATGTATCCCAAGTACCACCAAGCCATGACCGAGCTTCAAAACGAATACTTTCGTTTGGTTAAGGTGTTTCTCGATTCCTACGAGTGGGAAATCAGTCAAGCTCAAGCACGTTTAGGTGCGTTGTTCCGTGCGGACGACTACCCCACCGCCGAGTCCATTGCGGCCAAGTTTGACTTCGAGCTTAACTACATCCCACTACCTGAGTCAGGTGACTTCCGCATTGACGTGGGCGTCGAGGCGTTGGATCAGGTGAAAAGTGATTACGAGGAGTTTTACTCGACACAAGTCAAGCGTGCGATGGATGACGTGTGGCGTCGTGTGTATGACTCACTCACTAAGATGTCAGAGCGTCTCGACTACGGCGGCCACGAGGACAAGAAGATATTCCGTGACTCGCTCGTGGACAACGTGCTCGACATGGTGGACTTGCTCGACGTGTGCAACGTGACCGGTGACTCTCAGATGTCAGCCATGCGGCTCAATCTGGAGGATGCACTGCGTGGTGTGACACCTGACGCACTACGTGAGGACGCGTTCCTACGTGCTGAGACCAAGCGAGCCGTGGACAGCGCCATCAAGTCTTTACCTTCACTCGACATCTAACCAACAACACACTACTAACAAGTTAGGGAATTCCCTAACAATGGAGAACGACAATGAACGCACAAAATATGTATGCACTAAACCTTGACCAAGTTGCCAACGCGATACTGCACACCGGCGACCAACGTACCACGCTCGTACAGGGGCACATGGGTACGGGTAAGTCAACACTGCTTAAGATGTTAGCAGAGAAGCTACCGACCCACGTCCCGTGTTACTTCGACTGTACCACCAAGGATCTAGGTGACATCGCGATCCCCAACTTCAAGACATTGGACGATGCCGATTTCGTTCGGTTTGTACCTAACGAGGAGCTGGGCATTCACCACAACAAGCCGGTCATCTTAATGTTCGACGAGTTCGGCAAGGCCAACCCCGCAGTCAAGCAAGGCGTACGTCGTACGATGTTAGAGCGTATGGTCGGTGCGACTAAGCTACCCGAGGGATCAATTGTGTTTGCCACAACTAACCTTGGGGCAGAGGGTGTCGGTGATGTACTGATGGCACACCAGCGCAATGCGATCACGGTGGTCACACTACGTAAGCCCAACAACGTCGAGTGGATCGAGTGGGGTATCAACAACAACATCGACCCGACCATACTGGGCTGGGCGAAAGACAATCCGCAGTTGTTCGATGGGTTCGAGGACGTCAAGGATCCAGAGGACAACCCGTACATCTTTCACCCCAAGGCGCAACGTGCGGCATTTGTCACCCCACGTTCATTGGAGGCGGCGAGCGACTACCTGCACAAGCGTCACCTGCTAGACGATCAGACCCTAACAGCTTTCCTTATGGGTACGATCGGCGACCGTGGTGCGATGGATCTTATGGCGTTCGTCAAGCTGGCCGACCAGCTACCGTCACTCCAGTCGATCAAGGATGATCCGCTGACTGCCAAGGTTCCTGACAGTGCGGCGGCTGTGTGTATGGTTGTTTATAGGTCATTGGCTACGATGTCCGCTGACTGGGTTGACCAGTGGATGACATACCTGCCACGGCTCGACGTCAGTGCACAGGGTATGTTCGGTGGGCAAGTCACGCGTGACACGTACGCACACCGCAAGATCATCATGACCAACAAGAAGTTCACCGACTGGGCGATGGCTAACAACCACATGTTCGCGGCGGACAAGAAGTAGTTAGGGAATTCCCTAACTCGTTAACAGGAGAACGACATGCTATCTATTGGTAAACAACTGACAGTCGAGCAACGTGTGAGCAAGGCTGTGTATGACATCATCAACAACCCCAAGTATGTGGCGTTGGCTGGTGTGGCTATGGTCGGTGAGCGTACGGTGTCTGACACTGTACCCACCGCATGTACCAACGGACGTGATGAGATGTATGGACGTGCGTTTGTCGAGGAGCTAAACGATCCCGAGCTTAGGTTCTTGATGCTACATGAGGTGTACCACAAGCTGTACAAACACCTCACCACATGGGCGTGGATGTATAAGCAAAACCCTACGCTTGCCAACATCGCTTGCGATCACGTCATCAACATCAAGATCAGCGATGACAACACCGACGGCTGGGCGGTCATGCCAGCCAATGGGTATCGTGACTACAAGTATCGTGGTTGGGACGAGGCCCGTGTGTTCAAGGATCTATGTGAGAACGACTCAGGTGGTGATGGCGATGGTGACGGTGACAGTACCACAGGATCGCATAATGCGGCTGTAGGTCGCGGGTTCGACGAGCACGACTGGGAGGGTGCACAAGAGTTGACCGACGACGAGAAGCGTGAGCTTGCGCGTGACATCGACGAGGCCATACGTCAGGGTGCGCTGGTTGCTGGCAAGATTGGCGACGGCTCCGAGCGTGATCGGTTCGGTGACTTGCTCGAGGCTCAGGTTGATTGGCGTGAGGTGCTACGTGAGTTCATCCAGACCACATGTGCGGGCAGTGACTACGGTACATGGTCACGTCCTAACAGGCGTTACCTATCGTCTGGGTACTACATGCCCAGCGGTATCAGTGACCAAGTGGGTGAGCTTGTCGTGGCTATTGATACGTCAGGGTCTATCGGGCAACGTGAGTTGACATTGTTCATGAGTGAGATACATCAGATCTGTCAAACCTTGAACCCCGAACGTATCCGCGTGTTGTACTGGGATACCAAGGTGCGTGGTAACGAGACATACGATACGCACGAGCTTGACGAGTTACCCAAGGCGACCAAGCCGGTCGGTGGTGGTGGCACCAACGTCGAGTGTGTCCCTAACTTCATACGCGATGAGGGCATCAAGCCCCAAGCGTGTGTCGTGCTGACTGATGGGTACGTGTGGGGATCATGGGGTCAATGGGACTGTCCTGTGCTATGGTGCATACTGGACAACAAAACTGCAAAGCCCGACACGGGTAAGCAAGTTCACATACAATCTGGAGACATGTGATATGGAATACGCATTCGCTGTAGCGATCATTGAGAAAGTTGTAAACGACCATTGCAATGGACTGTTCATCAAGGGTCAAAACAAACACGACGCTATGACACCCGCGCAAGCCGCGCAAGAAGTGCAAGCGATCAAGGAAGCGTTCAACAAAGTACGCAACGGATAACAAGTTAGGGAATTCCCTAACTCTTATAAAACGAGGAGAATGATATGAAGTTTAGAGTAGGTGTGCATTTTGAAGAGGGTACCGTGTTGAGCATCGATGCGGATAGTCCTGAACAGGCACGGGTAAAAGCCGAGCAGATACTTGGTGACTTTGCTGGAGCCAACTATCCAGACGAGTACAAACCAGATCCGGTACATCGAGACTATATGGTCGCTAGTGTAGTGACCGACTAACAAACAACGAGGAGAAAACAAATGAGCTTTACATGGGTAACAGTAGAGAAGTGTCGAGAGCAAGCGTCTCGCGGATTTGAGTTCGGTCTTCACGGTGACTACGAAGACAAGGCGTTGTTCGAAGACTGGCAACGACAGGTGGGTGCGGCGCTGTGTTCGCGTGACTCTGGTATTACGTTTATACAACGTAGCAGAACATCATCGTGGGTAGTGCGTGACGATTGTCCGTGGGCTATCGGGTTCATCGCCTACACCGACAATCGTGAAAACAAGGTGGGTGGGTGGAAGCCGACCTATTGTGTACACGCATGGTCGATCATCAATGACAAGTACAGTCATGGTAGTACCAATCGCCACACCAAAACGTCTACCAATTTCGACACCGCATTGAAACTTGCTAAGACGTATCTGCGGCGGCCTTCGCCAGCTACGTTGGCTAGCGTGAGACAAGGTACGTTGCAGAAAGGTATGCGTGACGAGTTCGAGAAGGTACGCAAGGGCGCAAATGAAACAGCAACTAAGGTGGTGGATATCGTGACAAACATATATGGATCAAGCCGTAACCATAACAAGCGACTGTACAAAGAGTTGAAGAACCTACTCGACATGGGGCATAGCTTTCTTGACCCCGAGTTCAAGTCAGACGTCGAGGCAATGGTGCTCGCTGATGAGACACTAGGTTCAGCGACTATCGAGGACGTGCCGTTCTACTGTGTGATGACGTACGAGTCGCGTGGCAAGACTGTGTTCGATGTAGTCAAGGGTAAGCAAGTCAATCCATACAGCGCCGATCTCGAACAGGCGTACTTACGTTACACCGAGGACAAGCTACCCGAGGACATCACACGTAAACTTGCTGTACTGCAAATGCTCGACAGTGAAGACTTCGTTGACGGCGTAGGTGTGAGTGCCGGTAACGGGGTGTACTATGTCCTCGCAGAGTAAGGTTGTTCCGATCCAAGCGTTGGAGGAGATGGAACGCATTGTAGATAACTTGTTACCACACGATGACAACATCTACCGTGTTGTGATATACCCTAATACGAAAAGTGTCTTAGTCACATGTTTCGGCATGGAAGGCGTTGACATGGCAGTAGAGGGAGCCTACGATTCGGTGGACGAGTTACCTGAGTGGATACAGCGCAAGCTGGCGGTACTCACTATGCTCAAGGTGAAGCCACCTATGCAAGCCGTATCAGATGTGGGGCGACGTATAGATGATGATACCTTCTGGGTGTACCGATCTTAGTAGTGTGAGAAACGTTAGGGGCTTCGGCCCCTTTTTTTGTGCCTGTAAAAATGAAGTTAGGGAATTCCCTAACTCGTAAAAATGGAGAACAACATGGCAATGACACCCGAGGCGAAAGTAAAGAAGAAAGTCGTCGCACATCTTAAGACGTTAGGCGCGTATTACTTTTACCCTGTAACCGGGGGATACGGTAAGAGCGGAGTCCCTGACATCATAGGATGTTACGAGGGCAAGTTCTTTGGTATCGAATGTAAGGCAGGAAAAAATAAGCCCACCCCATTGCAAGAAAAGAATCTGAATGATATAAAACTAAACCACGGCATAGCGTTAGTTATAAATGAAACCAACATCGACGATGTACTGAGTGTCTTAGAGGAGAGGACCGATGGAGTTTAACAAGTTTCCACCAGAGGCGTACGCCGAAAATGGTTGGGTCATTGTGGGCGACGATCGTTACCGACTGCGCCCCGACGGGCTGACGTTCGAGGGGTTCACACAAGAGGGGTTCTTTGTGTATGGCCTGACTGATGCAGACGACGAGTCGATCGGGCTACTGGCGCAAGCGAGCGAACAAGATGCCTACCACCCCGAGCTGGATGAGGATCTCGATCCCACCAGATTGTGATACCAGTTATCAATATCGCGCCGAGCCTTGCCGGTCGCGTATAGCTTTTTTCAAACCAACTAGGAGAAAAACATGACGACAAAGAAGCAGTCCAAAGGGGACAAGGTACGTGCGTACCTGAAAACAAATCCTGACGCGAGTCCGAACATGGTTGCAAAAGTGACAGAGGTCTCGTACGGGTATGCGTACAAGATCGTCAAGGAGGAGCAAGCCAACCGTGTCGCCGCTAAAGTTGTTACCCAACATGTGGAGGAAGCGACAAGCACCGGAAAAAAGCCACAACCCGCCAGCCTAAGACAG